TTGCTCGTAAAGTATTGAAGAAACTTAAAGCATAGTCATTAAAGCTATCCTTGACTCATACAGACAACAGAGCATAATCCCATTGCCGAGAACAGGTTTGAACCCCTGCGGTATCATTACAATGATCATCAACACAATAATCCTTCAATCCTGTCGTCGAGGTGCTTTTTCATTGGGCACGGTTCAACTCGACGGCAGTGTTGAGGGTTTTTTGTTATTATGAATAAACTTACATTTGAACCTCAAAAAGAGCTAACGCTTTCACTCGTAGCCGACATAGTTGTTCTAGAAACTCATTTTGATAGAACATCAGAAAGATATCACAATGGTGAAGCAGATCAGACTATCTTCATTGAAGCATCAAGAATTCCTGATGTTATTGAATTCTTGCATGCTGCCATCGTTCAGCTTGAAAAGGAGGGTTATCGTTTATGAAACCCAAAGCTCCAGCTTTTCAATTCTACCCTGACGACTTCATTGGAGGCACCTGTGATCTGTCCGCTGAAGAGGTAGGAACCTACATTCGTCTGCTTTGCTATCAGTGGAGCCGAGAATCAATTCCAGTTGAGGACATTCCTAAACTTACACGAATAGCAGGGTCAAATGTAACGCTTGATGTGTTACGCAAGTTTCCTGATGGTAAGAATGCCAAATTGGAATCAGTTCGTAATAATCTGAACAAATACAAGACTACATGTGTTCAGAATGGAAAGAAGGGTGGAAACCCTAACTTTGTGAAGGGTAAATCAAACCCATATTACCAAACAGATAACCAAGATGATAACCAAAAAGATAACCCAAGGTTATGTTCAGAAGATAACCAAACAGATAACCCAGAGATAAGCTCTCTGACTCTTACTCTAACTCCTACTATAACTTCTAATCCAAATAAACATATACCAGCAGGCTTCAATGAGTTCTGGACTGCCTACCCAAGAAAGACTGCCAAAGCAGATGCTGAGAGAGCCTGGGCTAAGATTAAACCAGATCTTCAAACAGTTCTTACCGCTTTAAACTGGCAGAGTAAGTCAGAAGACTGGACGAAAGAAGGAGTGAAATACATTCCTTTTCCAGCGACCTACCTCAACTCAAGACGCTACGAGGATGAGAAGCCAGCATCAAAGTCGAATGCAGAGAACTTCATTAAACCTAAACAACTCAGCCAATACGACCGTTTATGATCCTCAAGAAAGCCAACGAAGAACTGTTGATCAGTATCTTCCTGCAATTCCCTCAGTTCCTTGGTAAGCACATCCACGCAATCACTGCTGATATGTTCTCTCCGATGATTCGACCGATCTTCATCGAGCTGGTCAACACAATCGGACGTGATGAGACTCCAGACCTCGTCACGATGACTGCTCGACTACGCTACCAAGGTAAGCTAGACGAAGTCGGTGGAGCAGCAACGCTGACAGAGTATTTCACAAGTCCAGTGACTGGACAAAATGTCTCTGTAGCAGTCTCCGAACTCAGGCAACGCTATGAACTAGTGCAACGAGTCCAAGCTTACAAGGATGCTCTCAACCTCTCAGAACAGGCACTGAACATGCCTATCAACGAGATACCAGCAGCATTAAGCGAAGCGGAACGAGTGATTGAGACTGCCAGCAAGATCCAAGGTAAGCCTCTATCCTCCAAACCGATTGGAGAGCTTACAATCACCCTACTTGAGGACATTGAAAAGCGAATGCAAGCAGGTGGAGCCTTATCAGGCATCTCGACTGGGTTTCCGTTCATCGACTCCAAAACTGGCGGAATGCAAGGTGGTAGAGTCTGGGTCATAGCTGGAAAACCTGGAGATGGTAAGTCAGTCTTGATGCAGAACTTCTTGGAGTCTGCTGTTGCTCTTGGGAAGAAGGTTCGCATCTATCCGCTTGAGATGACTCAACAGGAACAAGCATATCGTTTGTTATGCTCACAGGGCAACCTTGATAATCAATCGGTCTGGAAAGGGATGATGACCAGAGCAGAGCAAGCAGCACTCATGGATGCAGTGAAGAAGCTAGGTGTCGCAAAGTGCGATATTGTTGATGTGAATGGAGCCTCAGCCAGTGAGATCCTAGCAGACATCGAGCAGTCTGACTGTGATGTTGCTATGGTTGATTATCTCCAACTCATGGAGGATGATGGGAATAAGAAAGGATCTAGGGAAGAGATCATTGCTAGCATCTCCAGACGATTGAAGAGGACTGCTGTGAAGTGTGGCAAGGTTATCCTGACTGCTAGCCAACTCAACGACTTCGGGCAGTTGAGAGAATCTAGAGCCATTGGACAGGATGCTGATCATGTCGTTTACATTGAGAAGGTGGATGACGATGACACGAAGAGACTTCTCAAATGCATCAAGAACAGGACGGGTGAAAGGTTTTGGGAGAAGCAATTGGACTTCCTTGGTCAGTTCTATAAGTTCAGAGAACAATCGGAATACTAATATGACAACAGACCAACTAACTCACAAACTAGCTCAAGCACTCTGCAGGATGCCAGTCATGACTAAACTCCAGGAGGATATTAAGTTTACCGCTCTTGAGGACTACTTTAATCATTACAATCGATTTAACGCGTCTTTAGAGGGTGATGTGATACAAGATAGCGGAGATGATCTAAACATGCGTAAAACCATACTTAAAACGCAAAGAAACAACCAATCAGCTTAATATATGGACAGACTTCCAACAAGTAACAACAGACATTCAGGAAATCAGATACCAGATGAGAAGCGTGAAGCGATTATTGCTGACCTACAGGAAGGTCTAGGAGTCGTAGCTTGTGCGAAGAAACATGAGACCTCGACTCATGCAGTTACTGCTCTCAAAAACAAGCTGGAGGATGAAGCTGAAGGGTTCAATCTGGTTAGCTGGAAGAAGAGCACTGCTGCCACGCTAAGTCACTTTGTGAGCAAGGGAAGTGAGAGGTTGGTGAAGGAAATTGATGATATGCCGTTGGCTAGTTTACCCATCGCTATTGCCGTGGCGATTGACAAAATCCAAGCTCTTCACGATCAACCTCAAACAGTGGTAGAACATAGGCTCAGAATCGACCAATCTTCCGTCAATGAACTCCTCCGAAGCGAAGGAATGGTCATCGAGGGAGAGTTTACAGAGGTAACAGAGTCTCAATAACCTGGCATAACTACAAACAATCCACGTAATGTATAATACATCATCACTCAGTATCAACGATTTAGAACTATTAATACTCAATCTCAAGAGTGACGTTGAGACTAGGGGCGGAGGGGGTCAAAAAGTTTTGAGCTGTAAAAAAGTTGATGAATCCTCACAGTCAGAAAATATTCACAAAAGCCCCTCTCTGGATAACCCTAGACTTGCCAAAGCACTCGACTGGTGTCACAGGAGAAAACTAGAACGTGACAAGTTGCGAGTTGCAGTTAAAGGTCGCAAGTAAGTTGCCATTCAAAGCTACAATAAGGAAACAAATGAAAACACAATCCAAGTCCATCCGTCCACCTGAAGGAACTGTTCCTCTACTCATCGCAGCAGAGAAGCATGGCCTAACCAAGAAACAGGCTAAAGACATTCTGCTGGCAATCCCACAGTCCTTCGTAAAAGTAGGTCACAAGTTCTTCGTGAATGACTTCGGTGATAATCTGCTAGGTATTCGCAAGCCGATTGAAAATCAATGGCAATCAAGTAAATCAGAAAACCTGATGCCAGACGACGACGAACCAATCAACGAACAAGCTCTAGATGTTCCACAGACTGAAGATGTTCCACAAGTGTTGAATGCCACTCAACGACTCTTTGAGGGTGAAGAGACTGCAATTGTAAAGCGTTGCAGAATGCCGAACAGAACGATGTTGATCGTGGAATACCGAGGTAGGGAGGTGATTTGTCGTTGTAAAGATTCCTCGATGTTCATTCCTGGTATGCGGATCATCATTCGGATGGACGGTTATACCTTAGTCAGTAAATACCAACCGAGGAAGCTAGGGAGATATTAAAGCTATGAATGACTACTGGAACGATCCACCCGAATATCCCGAAGTGCCTGAATGCTGTGATCTTGAGATGATTGTGGACGATCAAGGCAATTGCCAATGTTCTGAATGCGGAAAGCGTATTGAACATGAACGTGACATTGAGCCGATATTCACCGAAGAAGAATTAATAGAGTTCTTTGACCAACCAAAGGTATGAAATACAACAAAGTAGACTTCAGCTCCATTACAGACTGGAACCAGACGAACGAGGCGATTGCAACTCAGCTAGGATGCTGTGACAAGACGGTGAGGAGTGCTCGACGTGAGAGAGGTCTTCCTAGAGCACCTGACAAGGCTAAACGATCTGCACTCAAAGAGAAGTTACCGCAGATCAGTGACAGAGCATGGAAACAGAACTCTAACCTTGATATTGCTCTCATTCTCAAGTGCTCAAAATCGGCTGTTCGAGTTTTTCGAATAACTCACAATAAGCCAGTTTATGAGAGGAAACGTTTGGCATTATAATTTTTATATACTGCTCATGTGCAGACCATTTTGCTGACGTTAGCAATATGGTATTCCAACCGTCAAGGAATCGTTGACAGTTCAAAACTGTTGAAAGAACATAATTTATGACTCCCGATTCATTCAACCTTGAACACGAGCCTACTCCGGTGAAGGAGTCACTGGCGGTAATTCCTCATGCTGGAACCTTAGATCTACGTCTAGCTGACTGCATGGACGTGATGAAGGAGTTTCCAGATAAACACTTTGATTTGGCTATTGTTGATCCTCCTTATGGGATTGGGATCGTGTCTCAATTTAAAAAGACAACCGAAAGTAAGTCTTCAATGATGCGTGGCATGAATGGCATTACTGGCGGAGAATGGGATAGTGCAACACCAAATGGACAATACTTTGCTGAACTTCGCAGAGTATCAAAAAATCAGATCATTTGGGGAGGCAATTACTTTCTTGATCACTTGAACTCAACACGGTGTTTTTTGTCATGGGACAAGATGAATGGCACAAACAACATGGCTGATTTTGAGTTAGCATGGACATCGTTTGATAGTTCTTGCCGTAGATTTGCTATGCACCATTTCAGTGCTGGGTATGACACAAAAATCCACCCAACTCAAAAGCCAGTTGCCCTCTACAAGTGGCTTCTCAAGAACTACGCTACAGCAGGTCAACGTATCCTAGATACTCACCTAGGCTCAGGATCGCACGCTATTGCCTGTCACTATGCTGGAATGCATTTAACCGCTTGCGAGATTGATGCAGACTACTTTGAAGCTGCCAAGGAAAGGATCAAGCGAGAGACTTCGCAACTTGACTTGTTTTGTTGAAAATCCTGCACTGTATTTGCAACATTTACTGGTCAGTAAACTACTTATTCAGAGGGCTTGAGCGGTTTCATCTGAGCATAGCAGTCCCATTGCTGGGATACTGCAAGCTTTGGAATTCTTATTCGTCAGGAATCGGGAACACCTTCGCACTGTTGAATCTCTCCGCTCGGCTGTCTCAGTAAACACGGATCAAACGATTCAACGGCAGCCCAGGCTTTCACCTGCGACTTTAGGACGACTGATCTGCTATCCATCGTCCACCGAATTCTCAACACCTTCCCATGGAGCACAACGCAGTGACACTAAAGGTTATTTTAGGCAGAGATGCCCAATAAACAAAAAGCCCGACTTCGCGGGATCAAAGTCGAGCTAGTTGCTGGTTTGCAAGTAGATCAGATCACTCCGATCCCGCAGAGCAAACCATTATCTATGATGCAATAATACAGGGACTAGTCAACTGAAACAAGAGGCAATCTCACTCTTGCCAGTGCTTTTTCGTGACTTACGTTCTCAAAAATGAAAGACTCCTTTAGATTTAACATCAAAGAACTGGATGCCATGGCTCTGTTTATCGAAGACTTCTTTCCTGAGTTCCTCGACTACATCAGCGACTTCGGACTAGATCAAGACTTTGCTGAGAAACTGCTTGCAAAGTTAAACTGTGCGTGTGTTAGGTCTGATGAAACAGATCTTAACTAGATTTAAGTCTGATATAACTTATGAAAGACTCCAAAATGCTTGACGAATTGGGATCATCGCCTTGTTCGCTTCCAATGATTAACCAGTGGGAGCTAATGGTGCTCCTTGATAGCTTGCACGGATCGCTCCGATTCGTTGATGGAGGCAACATCTGGCGGTGGAGCAAGGACCAACGGAAAGGTGTGCTTGATTCGATCTATACACGGATGAATCAACTTCCCATCGGAAGTGAGTAACCATGTTTATCAACGAAGTATCCAAGGAGACGCTAGGCAAATATACGCCTACGCCTCATCCTATCATGGTCGCTCCCAGTGCGGAGCAGATAGCCAACATCATCAAGAACAAGGGCATCGACCGTGCTTGTGAGCTTCTGCAACTGCGTGAGGACAAGATCATGGCAGAGACGATGGACCCTTATCGTCACGGCTACGAACCCGATCACTGGAAGATTGCCGACAGCCTGCTGTCAGATCCAGCTATCTCAGAACTCATGATCTTTGGCGGAAACCGTGCGTCTAAGACTGAATACGCTGCAAAACGAGTGGCTCAATACCTTAGCCAGAACCCAGGCAAGCGAGTGTGGTGCATCCATACGACTAACATGAGTAGCGTGCAGATGCAGCAACCTGTAGTCTACAAATACCTGCCAGCAGAATATAAAACGGCACGCAAGACGAAGATCACCAATGTTGCTTTCACGCAAAAAAACGGATTCTCAGACAATACCTTTGTCCTTCCCAACAAAAGCCAGTGCTGGTTTCTCAACCAGTCTCAAGACATCAAGGTCATCGAAGGTGGTGAGGTAGATTTGATCTGGATTGACGAAGAAATCACAGCCGACTGGATCAAAACGCTACGTTACCGAACTGCAACGAGACGAGGTAAGATGATTCTGACCTTCACGCCGATCAGTGGTTATACTTCGGTGGTGAAAGAATACATTGCAGGTGCGATGATCACTAAATGGCTCCCAGCTTCCCTGCTCAAGGACTCAATCAACGTTCCTGGTGGTGAACGTGGCACCATGCCATTCCAAGCTACCTGCCATAATCCGAGTAACAGGGCTATCTGGTTCCATTCGGAGCTTAACGTCTATTCACCGTTCAGCGAAATCAAAAGAGCGTTACATGGACGCACCAATTACGAGGTCAAGATTCGTGCTTATGGATGGGCAGAGAGTCTTTCAGGCTCCCAATTCCCCAAATTTGGCAATTGGAACGTGATTCCTGACGATCAGATCCCAGAAAAGGGCACGAATTACATGGCAATGGATCCTGCTGGTGCTCGTAACTGGTTCATGTTGTGGCTCCGAGTGGACGAACACGGTAGAAAGTTCATTTACAGAGAGTGGCCTAGCATCGATCTGGGTGAATGGGCAATCCCAAGCGATAAACCTGACGGAAAAGCAGGGGCAGCACAACGAAACGGTGCTGGTCGAGGGATTAACGACTACAAAGCACTCATCGAAGAGCTTGAAGGTAAGGAAGAGATCGCTGACAGGTTTATTGACCCTAGAGCTGGTGGCACTCAGGCGATTGGTAAGGACGGTGGCACTAGTCTGACTGACCTCTTAGCCGAAGATCCAGACCCGATGTGGTTCACACCTGCCGCAGGACTCCGAATCGAGGAAGGAGTGAGCATCATTAACAACTGGTTAGCGTGGGATAAGGACGAACCCTTGCTTGCGCTCTTAAATGAGCCTAACCTTTATGTTAGTGAAACGTGCAAAAACATCATTTACTCACTCCGAGAGTGGACAGGTGCAGACGGAGACAAGGGAGCAACTAAAGATCCTGTCGATGTTCTGCGCTATCTAGCGGTGATGAATCCGACCCATCAAAACAGTCAAAGCTTCCAACCTCAAGGCGAAATAGGATCTTATTAACATGAAGAAATCAAACAGCAGCGACAAACTAGCTTTCTATTCGGAAACGCCAGACGTTCTTGAACTCTCGAAAGAGCTGACACGTTCACTCTACACAACCGCTAACGTAGAAAGATTAAATGCCGCTGATGATATCCGATTCTGCCGATGGGCTGGACAATCCGACGATGGAAAGAAGCATTCTGAGAATCTACCAAACAATAGACAGGCGTTTCCATTTGAAGGCGCGAGTGATGTTAGGAATCGACTTGCTGATTCGACTATCAATGAGCTTTCTTGCCTTCTAACGACCTCGTTTGAGCGTTCTCAGCTTGGCGTTCTGCCTACCGAGTTCAACGACATGGCGACTGCAAGCGCAGCGTCTACGCTCATGAACTGGGTCACCCAACAGAAGCTACGGGCTGAAATCTCGCGTGAGGTAGAGCTAGGATCACAGTATGGTCTGCACTATGGCTGGATGATCTACCATGTAGGATGGGATCAGGAGTTCTCCAAGCGTCTGCAAAAGATCAGCATGGACGAAATCGCTGCACTCTCGCAGCAGGCAGGTCCAGACTCCGCACTCTCTCAGCTTCCTGACCTAATCATGAATCCAGAGGCAGCAGATCAAGCCGTTCAGTTGATTTCCATGAATCTGCCAGACTTTAAGTTAGGAGACATCAAGAAGTTCGTGAAGCAACTTCGCGAGACTGGAGAAGGTGAGATGTATGAGACGTATGTAAGCAAAAACTTACCTTGTGTAACTGCTCTCAAACCTTTTGAGGAGATTGCGCTGCCACCGGAGACGATGGACCTACAATCAGCCCGTGTAATCTTCCGCCGTATCTACATGAACGAGGTGGATCTTCGCTCCAAAGTCAAAGAAGAAGACTGGGATGAGGACTTTATTGATCAGGCTGTGGAAACAGCAGGCAAGCAGTCTTGGTATACCAACCCACTCGACACGATCACTGCTCTGGGTGCCTCTCCGATCATCCGCCAAGACAACCTAATTGAAATCTGTTATGCTTACACTCGTCAGATCGACAAGGACGGCATCGCTGCTATCTACTGCACAGTGTTCTCTCCTCTCGTAGAGCAGGACTTGTATGCCAAGCATGAGTTGTTAGACTATGCTCACGGTGAGTATCCGTTTATTGAGTTCCGCCGTGAAGTTGTTCGTCGTCCAATCACCGAGAGTCGAGGCATTCCAGAACTGACCATCACCGATCAGGACGAAATCAAGGCTCAACACGATTCGATTCGTGATCGCACAGCATTTGAGACGTTGCCACCGATGAAAGTGGTGAAGCGCATTGGTCAGATCAACAAGATTGGCCCAGGTGTTCAGCTTCCTGTTACTCGTCCAGATGATTACTCTTGGTTAGAGTCTCCTAACCGTGCTCCCACGACTGCATTTAACCTCATTGAGCGTGTCGAGAACAACCATGCCAACTACTTCGGTTTGAGCCGTGCAACTGTGGTGCCAATCAAGACGCAATTGATGCAGCAACAGTTGGTTAACCGTTGGCTCTGCACTTGGTCGAAAATCTACAACCAGATGTTCAGTCTGTGTCTGCAATACATGCCACCGGAAGAGATCCAACGCATCACAGGTGTTCAGCTTCCAAGTAACATGAGTGACATTGCTAGTGGCTTTGACTTCATTGTGCGGTTCAACATCCAATCGCTTGATAATGACCTTGTTGCGAAGAAACTACAGGCGATTTCCTCGTTTGTTGTGCCTCTTGATGCAGGTGGAGTTCTTAACCGTAACAAGTTGATCCAGATGATCATCGAAGCCGTGGCTCCTGAGTCTGCGCGTGACTTGATCATGGACAACTCAAGCGCATCTGAGCAGATGTTCAGAGAAGTTCAATCTGACATTGGTATGATGATGCTAGGCAATGAGCCGATGTATAAAGAGAACGATCCTAGTGCACAGACTCGTATGCAATACGTTCAGGACATTATCTCCAAGAATCCAAAAGCGCAGGCAGCAGCACAGCAAGACCCAGTGTTCCAGACCTTAATGCAAAACTACGTTAAGAACATGCAGATGAGCGTAATGCAGCAGCAGAATGCTCAAATTGGACGCACTGGTGTAACGCCAGTCGGTGACCAGATGATGCAACAGCAACAACCTCCACAGATGTAATATGGAAGAGATCAAAGTCATCGAAGCATTCACGCTCAAGATGGGCACCAAAGCGTTCTGGGATGCACTCTACGCAGTCATCCAGAGTGAGCATAACTCTGCACTGTCTAGCGTTCTAGATGTGGTCAACAAGGGCGAGGATCGTGCATACTACGCTGGACAAGTAGCCGCTCTAATCGACCTGCGTGCAATCATTGAGGACTATTCGACACGGTCTGAGACTGAGGTGGAATTCTCTGACCCTTGACGCTCAAAAAAGTAGGCTTAGGTTTTTCACGTTCCTGAGTTTCTCAAGCTCTGTTCGTTAGTTCGACCTCTTGATGGTCTTTAAACCTCTTGCTTATGCCTACATCACCAAATCAGGTTAGTGAACCTTCTAAAACCACGTTGCCGAGTAGTTCGTTAGACACTGAAGGTCTGACTTCCCTGCTTAGACAGACACTCTTCGCTGACCCAGAAGAGCAGCAAACTCAGGCTGAGACTGAGACAGATACCGAAGAAGAAGAACCAGAATCTAGCGAGGAAATCGCAGAGGATGAGACTGAATCAGAGGATTCTGAAACTGAATCTAATGTCGAAGACGATAATGCTGACGAAGCAGAAGAGTCCAAAGCTGACGATGAAGACAAACAGGACAAGCAACTTTCCAAAGGAGTCCAGAAACGGATCGACAAATTAGTCGCTCAGAAGAAGGAAGCCGAGGCAAAGCTAAATGCTCTCGCTGAAAAACTAGCCGAAACAGAGTCACAAGCTGCCAATTCCCAAAAGGACTTCGCACCAACTGACAAAGGATTAAACCCATACTTCAAGCTGCAAAGCGACACTGATGTTCATGCGGAGATCCGAAATGCTCGACAGGTTAGACGGTGGGCGGAAGAAAATCCTGATGGTGCCGTTGTGGCTGGCAAGAATGGTGAAGAGATTGAATACTCTGCGGAAGACATCCGCAAGATCAAGCTTAACGCTATTGATGCCCTTGAAGAACACTTGCCTTCTCAGATGAACTACATTCAGACGCGTAAGCAGTTTGATGCAGAAGCTGAGAAGACTTATCCGTTCTGGAAACAACGCTCAAGCCAAGAGTATCAGTATGCTAACGCTTTACTTCGTGAGTTCCCAGAGATCCAAAAGTTCCCTGATTTCAAGCTCTCCATTGGAGACATGATCGAAGGCAAACGGATTCGGGAATCTAAGGTCAAGCCAACATCTGCTATCAAAAAGGCTCCATCAAATCCAAAGCAGACATCTGCATCACCTGTCCAATCTTCAAAGTCGCTGAAGTCTCGTTCTACCGAGGAAGCATTCAGGAAAAACCCAAACGATAAGGATGCCCTCAAAGCACTACTTGCTGAGAGATTCCTTTAACCTAACAAACTCAATAAAATAAAATATTATGGCTGCACTATTTGAACGCTCTCAGGTCGGTAAACGCGAAGATCTTGCCGACTACATCACACTCGTTGACGCTAAGGACACTCCTGCAACGTCGATGATCCCTAAAGGCAACAAGCCAGGCAATACTTTGCTCTCATGGCAGGTTGATAATATGCCATCTCCTAGCGTGGCTGGTTCTGTTGACGGTTTGGACGTTTCCGCATACGAAAACTTAAACGAAGGTCGCGCAAAACTGAGCAACTATATCCAAGTTTTCCAACGTGCAATTCGCGTTTCTCCTCTTTCGGTGGACGTTTCCATTGTTGCTGGTCTCCGCGATGAACTCGCAGGGATGGTTGCGAAGAGTATAAAAGTACTAAAAAGGGATATGGAGAAAACCGTCTGCGGCGATGCTGACATGCAAGCTGATGCAGGTGTAGTTGAAAGCGTGCCGACTCCATATTTGACTCGTGCTCTTGGTTCGTGGATCAACAACTCTGCTCAAAGCACTAATCCTGTTCCATCTGCTTATCGCACTCCATCTGCTAGCATCAACACCACTGTAACAGGTTCATTTGCTGAAACTGATGCACAGGCAGTTCTTACCAGCATCTACAACGAAACTGGTCAAATGAAGACCTTCGACACTGTCGTTGGCCCAACCTTGAAACGTGCTTTCAGTAACTTGCTTTACACAGCAACACAACTCTCGACTCCAACTGCAAATACTTTTGCAAGTGTTCGCACGCTCAACCGTGATGCCTTTAGCGACACGATCAGCTCCTCTGTTGATCTGTTTGAAGGTGACTTCGGTAGCCTCCGTCTGCATCCAACTCTGTTTAACTTTAACGCCTTCCGTGGTTATGTCCTTGATATGGACCTCCTTGAATTGCGTTATACCAACCTCCCAGAGGTTACAGAACTTCCTAATGCTGGTGGCGGCCCCGCACGGCTCATAAAAGCCGTAGCCGGACTCGTATGTAAAAATCCTCTAGGACTAGGGAAATTCTCTGCTTCCTCATAGTAGAATCTCCTATAGTCTAGTGCATGATTGCAACTAGCATCGCGTAACACATCCTCAGCCATTATTTATGATCGAACAAATCCCCGAAGAACTCCATGGAGCAATGCTCAAGGAATTCAAAACAGGATGGAACTTTCAAAAGGTAATGGCTGAGGCTCAAACGCAAGCAGTCGGACAGGTTAATCAGATCAAGGCCAAGTCTATTGACGGCATTGGTCAGTTACAGATGCGAATCAATGCAGATTCGTTTCACTATTGGGGTCAACGTTTAGGATATGACTGCTGGAAGGATGCAGCATTCCGAAAGCGTTACATGGAGAAGAATCCTTACTGCAAAGTAAACAGCGGCGGAACGAAAGAAATTCATGTGGGTTACTCCTCGACTCGAACACCAAAACATCGTAAAGTCTACGCGTGAGAACAACCAACTTTAGCGAAATACTGTATCGTGCAATAACGTTGTGCGGAATGGATCGTTCAGCGATTCAGGACTCGACGTTTCGCATGATTCGTGACTTCGCGACTCAACGTATCTCTGACATTTGGGAGCAGGAACCCTGGCCTGATATTGTTCGCGTTGAAGAGATGTCTGTTACCACTGGTGACGACTCAGTGGCATACATCAATATTACAGAGGCTAACGGTGACATTTTGAATGTCTACCAACTCAACCCTCGCGTGACTGCTAGAGCAGTAAACGTGAGTTACTATCTAGACGATAGCGGTGACTCTTCCCGCATCGTAATGCTAAGTTCTACCAATCCAGTCTGGGTCGAGTATCGCTTGCCACCTCCAACGTTCTTTGGTGAGGCTTATGATGCTAGCTCCAACTATACGACAGGTGCTCAGATCTACTTTGACACTGGGATGCTTTCAGGAAGCTATCAGCCTTCTAAAACTTCCGGTGGTGCAGGTAACTTCTACACCTGTCTTTCTGCTGGTAACTCTGGTGAGCATCCGGTCAACACTCCTGCACGCTGGCAGATGGTCGAAGTTCCTTATTTCACCACAGACTACCTTGTCCGTGCTATCCTTTCGGATTACCTTCGTTCTGAGTCACAGTTTGAGTCTGCTGCATTAGCAGATCAAGAAGCTGACCAAGCAAAGATGATGCAAGTCGATCGTGTTCTTCGTTCTGAAGGGCAGGTCAAAACAATGAGAGTCTTCACATACTAATATTATGCAAAATAACGTAAATATCGCAGGAGCAGCCGGAGCTTGTCACGGTGTAGATGTTGAAACTGGAACAACTGCCGCAACAGGTAAGTTCTATGCTGTTCAAGTTTTAACTGATGCCATCTTCTCAGTCTTCACCGAGAATGGTAAGACAGGTGATACTATGACTGGCTTTACTCTTCCAGCAGGAACAACGATCATCAACGGTCTAGGCATCACTGCCTTTACTCTGACATCTGGTCGTGTTCGTGCTTATAAACTTCCAGCGTAATCTCTGATGATTGCAATCACGCTTTCCGTTAACATTAGGACCAACGCTAAACCGCCAATTCCATCTGGCGAGTCGTTCTTATTGTTAGCTAACGGAACGGATTTCTTGCTGCTTGCTGACGGAACATCTAAACTTTTACTCAACTAATTTATGCCAAACTCAACACTTGGAGCTTTAACAGCAGCAACTGCCACCACAGGTGGTTTGTTTTATGGGACACAATCAGGCGCAGATCGTAAGTTTACATTTACAGCAGCAGGAGCAACGCTCATTGAAGCTGCTGACGCTGCTGCACAACGGACTGCACTAGCTGTCTTGCCTCTAACTGGTGGCACTCTCACGGGTGCGCTAATTAACAGCACAAACGGTGCTGCTTCCGCTCCAGTTGTGAGCCTAACAGGAACAACCTTTACAGGTGGCACCGCAACAACGACAAAACCGACTTTGATTGTTGAACCTTCCGGCACGACATCAACAAACTGGTCAACGAGTGGAACGCTTATCGGTGCCAATGCTGCCAGCGGTTTTGTGGGTAATTTAATTGATGCTCAAATTAACGGAGTCAGTAGATTTGCAGCAACCGTAAGTAGCGGCTGGACAGCTGGCGGGAATATCATTATTAACCCAAACTTTGGTGGGGCTGGACGGATTAGGTTTGGCGGAACTAGTGGAGCATTTCTAAACCCAGGGTCTGTTTTTTCCGTTGGTAGCACAACGGCTATTGGCTGGACTGCAACAACTGATGGAGCTGGAAACGCCGCTGAAGATTTAATTCTTCGACGAGACGACGCCAATATCCTCGCGCAGCGAAATGGCGCTAACGCCCAAACAAAACGAGTTTACGGCACTTACACGGATGCCAGCAATTACGTTCGCGCATCGCTTGCATCAAGCTCAACACTTGTCACCCTAGCTGCAGAAACCGCAGGCACAGGAGCTGATAACGTGGATATCAACATTACCACGGCTGGCACAGGACTAGTAAATCTTGCCACTCAAACAGCTTCGGCTGATGTGGCGCTATCTTCTACGCATACTGCACGAATCAAAATCGGCGGAACAGAATATAAAATCCTACTTTCAACAATATGATTCTAAACTTGACACTTAATCAGGAGCAGCTTGACGCTCTTACAGCAACAACCGCAACGGCTAACGCGACGCTTGCGGAAGGCGTAACACCTTACACAGCAGAAAGCTATCTTTCCCATGTCACTATGAAGGCAGTTGATAGCTATGTGGCGAATGCTTACGCCGTAGCCGTGCAACGCATTGGCACTGCTGCTGCTTCTCTTCCATACGCCGAGCGTCAAGCTCTTATCGCCCAAATCGAATCACAACTCTCATGAATCCTGCCGACATCCGCACTGAAATCTTAAAGCTCTGTGAAGCCTTTGCTTCTGCTGCTCAGACTGGCAATCAGCTAGTCATTCAAGCGGTCGCTGAAGTGGTGAAGGCTAAAGTCGAGGAGCTTATTCCTGACCAAAAACTCGAACTAGTTAAAGACGACTAATGCCACTCAGATTTGCCATGAATGAAAACAACTTGAATCCTTTTATTGGATCAATACTCGCTTTCGTTAGCACTGTTGCAAGCATGGCAGAGATTGAAGTTTGGTTAAAGCTAAGTTCTCTCGCAGTCGGAACTCTAGCAGGTGTATTAGGCTGCATTTCAGCAATTAACAACCTACGCAAATGAAAGACTACTTACTCAAAAACTGGAAAACCTCACTCGTTGGCGTGTTCGCCATCGCTGCCGTAATCACATCAACCTGGCTCCCACAGTTTAAAGACGAGCTTGAAGCTGTTGTTGGCGTGCTTGTCGGCCTTGGACTGCTTGCCGCTAAAGACGGGGACAAGACAGGAATTTAACCAAATGCAGGGTAAGGAGCGGACCTATAAACCGTAGCCTACAGTGGGTGCAAGTCCCGCCCTTGCTCCACTTTTTATGATAGGCATTATCGAACTACTCAAGCTGACTTTGCGAGTCTGGTTGGCAGTCAATGCCTCAAAACCCTTTCAAAGACTCCATGAAATTGATCGTGAAATACTCCGTTTGTCTGTTGGGGCTACTGAGTCTGCTCTCTTGCAAATCGAGGTCCTCGATAGAGAGCGCAGAGTCGTTGATAAACTCATCGGCACTCTATACTCCAACCTCAATGACAAGCATTAAAGGCACGCAGTATCAGTTCAGCGAAGGCGTCTGGACGGGCACTGGTGAGTATCTCTATTCACAGGCTGCGTTTACCCGCGCACTAACCATTGGCAGAGATAAATGACTGTCATTAACATAGTTCTAGGAGTCCTGTTTGCTTTTATAGCAGTAGGATCACTTGGTATCATAGCTCTATTCATAAGCTGTGATCTTGCAGCAGCAGAAGAGGAGAAGAAAAGCCATGAGAACAAAGAGAACCATTGAAAACCTTGGATCACTAAACAAGAAAGCACTCGCTAAACTTGAGCCGTTTATCGTGCAAGTTGAGTTGTTTCTAGCTCCTAAAGGCGTGACCGTTGAGGTAATCTCAGGACTTCGTTCATGGTCTGCACAAGCTGCTCTTTATGCCTCTGGTAGAACTAAGCCTGGACCGATAGTAACCAAAGCAAAACCTGGGTCTAGTTGGCATAACTACGGTTTAGCCATAGACCTTGGCTTATTCAAAGGTGGTGTTTACCTCGACGAGAAGAAACCTGCTGAAGCTGACAAACTCTACGCTGAAATAGGCAAGCTAGCAGCAGCAAAGGGCATCGAATGGGCTGGAACGTGGAAGAGCTTTACAGAAAATCCACACTTCCAAGTTACCTTTGGGCTGTCTCTTGCTCAAGCAAAGGAAAGGATGGAAAGTAACGGCAAAGACATTCAGAAGCTGATTTAACATGCCTAATAATCCATACCAAACAGACGGAGACCTTGGCTTTGTTGGTATATCCAGCCGAGAGAATCCTGTCAACGTTGCAGCAGGTTATGTGCAATACGCACAGAATATGCGAATGGATCGTGGAGAGGCTAAGGTTCGTGCAGGATGTTTAGACCTAACGACTCCTGACCTTGTATCTGGTGGTAAGAAGTTTCTGACTAGCTGCCTTTATACAAGTTCCACAGGTGAGCAGTCTATCGTCCTAGTCTCTGAGACTGCACTTTACACCTATAACACGACAACGAAGACTATTTCTTCAGCTAGACCCTACCCTTCACAAGTGATCGGTGGAACTACTTACGTCCGTTCAATCTCCGAGTCAGATCCAGTTGATGCCTTCCAAGCTGAGAACAAGATTTACATCTTGCGAGGTTATAGCAGAAATGATGTAAAGACTAACACTGGAACAGCAGTAGTTAGTCGAAGCGGAACAACTGTGACGCTGACCTTTTCTGCTGCTCATGGTTACTCAATTGGCGATGAGCTTATCGTTTATGTTCCATCGCATCCAGACCTTTCAGGTTCCTACTTTGTAGAGACTTTACCTTTGTCAACAACGTTGACTTATTCAACGACAGCGTCAGGTTCTAAGAATCACACAACCTTTCAATGCATCGAAGCAAAAACTCCCTTGGTGTTTGATGGTGTAACCGAAACAGTGAGCGCAGTTCCTCAAGCAGTGGACAACGCAACTGATGCTGCTGATCAATATCCGTATCTTTCAAACGAAACCGACGCTTGTATGCCTCCAGCAGACTTCGGAATGTATTTCCAAGGTCGCATCGTGCTTTGCGTTAGCCGTGACGAAATTGCAGCGTCTAACTATTACGAACCGAACGTGTTTGATGTCTCGCTAGATCAATTCAAGATCAATGTGGGAGATAATGACTACATCGTAGGCTTTGTGCCATTCCAAGAGGACAAGTTTCTCATCTTTAAGCGCAACAGCATTTACTACGGTTTTATTCCTCCACCTGCTATTACGAACACAACGATTGACCGAGGAATCGACAACACTTCCTTCGTTCAGACTCTAACCAACCAGTTTGGATGTGTTGCAAGGCGTTCTATTACCTTCGCAGGGCAACAGGTGTTCTTCCTCTCAGATCGTGGCGTTTACCTGCTCAATAACACGTTAGACCTCAAGCTAGTAGGTGATCAAAAGCCTCTGTCTGATTTAATCTCTGACATTATTGAGGACATCAACACGCAGTATGCTCAGAACGCTTGTGGTCTGTTTTTTAACAACCGTTATTATCTGTCTATTCCTCTGATTGATTCCGATGTAGCTCCTACGACGAACAATGCAACGTTGGTTTACTCACTGCTGAATCAAGCATGGGAATCGGTGGATAAGTATCCTCAGAACATCAATGTCGGTTCGTATGCACCGAGAGTGCTATTGCAGGCAGTCTACAACAACAGAAACCAGATGTTTGCAGTCTCGTTGAGAAAGCTACATCTAAGCGAACAAGGTGAAGTTGATCTGCTTAACAATGGAACTGGAACGCCAGTTCTAGGAACTGCTCTGTTAGGAGATACAGCAGGTGCCGATTCAGCTGTATTTGTTACAGGAGTGATTCAATCTACGATCCCAGCTATACTCACAAGCAGACGCTACTCCTTCAAGACGTTTGATCAAAAGCGTTTCTCTGGTCTTCAGACTGATATGCTTCTGGATGCTAGCACAAACATGGACATCTCTGCCATTGCTACTAATCCAGACACTGACATCAGCTTGATTAACTTTACAAGCACAACCGCAGAGGATAAGAATGTCAGAGCTAAGGTCTCACGCAGAGCTTATGCCATAGACATCAAGTTCACAATTAACGCAGGACGTCCAACCATTCGTGGCTTAACTATTGATGCAATTACTCCTGGTCGTAACCTAGTCTCAACCGAATAAAATATGCCAACACTCGTTTCCACTCAAACATTCGTTCAAGGTAACGTTCTCAATGCTGATGCACTAACGAACCACGTTATTGACGCAAAGCCTCTTGCAACGTTTATATCAGGTCAAGATGCAGTAGCTTCTCCTGCACCTGCTGATGAGTTCCTAATTGCTACGGCTGGAGCTTCACCTGCTAAGAAGGTAAGCCTTTCCACACTAGCCGCTAACCTTCCAACAGGAACGTCTGCTGCTAGCCTTGCCGTAACTGGCGCAACAACCTTATCTGGCGCATTGACTGCAAATGGCAACACAACTCTAGGAGATGCTGCTGCTGATACCCTAACAGTCAATGCAACATCCAGCTTCGGCGCACCTGTAACGGTTAGCAGTGATACAACGCTAGGAACTGCTGCTGTAGCTAGTGCAACGTGGGCAAGGACGACAACCCTTCTCACAGTCACAAAGACTGCTCATGGCTTAACCACTGGCAATTCTCGTTACTTTGTGTTTACAGGGACAAGTGCAGTGCCAGTAACTAGCAGTATTCTCAACGGCACTTATACTGTCACAGTAACGTCTGTTGATGTGTTTACCGTTACAGTTGCTGATGCAGGTGACATAGTTGGGAATGTGACATGGTATGAGAAGGCACTGACTATCAGCTCGACACTCACTGGACCGCTACAAGGTAACATTCCGATTAACGTTGCCAGTGTTGAACTTGGGACTGGTGATGAGTTCTTGTTCAAAGACGTGTCAGATTCCAACCGACTCAAAACAACTGTTGGCGCATTTATTAAAGCATGGGCTAATATTAGTGCTAACCCTGTCACTGTTTCAGCCACTTACAGCAGAACATCTGGATCACAGACAATGACTGTAACAAAGACAGCTCATGGGTTTAGAGTTGATGATGCAGCATACTTTACTGGGACTGGCTTAACCTCTGGCTGGTATAGTGTTGTTACGGTCGCTAATGCAAACACATTTACGATTGTTACGGCTACAACCTCAGTTCAAACCAATGTTGCAATCAATTGGTATTCGCATGCTTTACTTGCAGGCAATAATGCTTACTCAGCCTACGGTAAAGATTCATCACGGGTAATTCGTGTGAACTTTACTAATAAACCACCTTCCGCTGATGCATATATTCTAAACCTTTCTGCGGTAAAGTTCACATCAAGCACCAATCTTTTCACTCCTCAGGTTAATAACATCGTGAGCAATGTTCCATCAAATGTCTTGAAGACGGTTAGTGGCTTTGCTTTTGTTAGTTACGACACCGGAGGAATCAACACCGAAACATCTGGTGAGTTTCACTTTCAATCAATCTGGTAAATGAAACCATGGCAACTAGCTAAACAATGGCTTGAGAAGTGGCCTGATGCCGCTCCTTTCGAGAGCATGTTGGCTAGTTGCATTCAGTATGGAGTCGTTTACTCATCTGACACAAGTTTCTGTTTGGCTCAACAATGTTACTGGGACGGATACAAACCGTTCTTTTTAACTGATAGACATAATGGCTGGTTTGTGCATCTTGCCGCTAGTGACTTAAAGGATATCTTACTAAAAGCTCCTCACGCTTTAGAGTATCTTGTCTTTCAGCGTCACGGTTTAAACAAATTTCACGCTCAAAACTTCAACAAAATGAAAGAAAAATATGGGATCGTCACCTGAACCACCAAAACCCATCTCGTATGCGAAGATGATGACTGATACTCTCAATGCACAGATGAGGCTTGCGCCTAAAGTTCTGGCAGCAGAGAGGCAGTATCAACCTCAATACACTGATCTTAACATCTCGCAGTTAGGTCAAAGTCTGCAAGGCTTACAAGGTATCTACGGTGAGGCAATGCCTGGCCTAATTGATTACCAGAACCAAATGTCTGAAGCTGACATTGCTCAGCAGCAGAAGTATATGCCTCAGTTCGTGCAGCAGTTTCGACAAGGTGCTGGATCTGCTAACCTGCTCTCACAACTACAGACACAAGCCGAGGAAGGTCTAGCCGCTGGTTCTAGTCTAACGCCAGAGCAACAAAGGATTGCACAGCAACAAGCTAGGGCTGCGTATGCTGCTAGAGGTATGGGCACAGGTAACCGTGCTATTGGTGCGGAGATCATGAGCCAGTATGGAATGGGTGAAGCACTCAGGCAGCAACGACAACAGTTTGCTGGCAATGTGGCTAACCAACTAGAGACATCTGGCGTTCCTCAGTATTACAACACGACCTACCAACCGATGGCTCAAACGCTTTCCGGTCTAGCAGGTCAAGCCTCTGGACTAATGTCAGGACGACAGTTCCAACCTGAGTCACAGATGGCATCTGATATCTACTCACAGAATGCACAGAATAAGTTTACTTCTCAAGCTGCTGGTGCTGCCAACAAGTCAGCAATGATTGGTGCAGGTGCAAGTGCTGCTGTAATCGGAATCGGTCTATTCTAATGACTAAACTAGAAACTACAAAGAAGCTTATTGCCAGTGGCATCAAGTCGTTTCCTAAAGGGATGATTTGTTGGAGTAGTGGCAAGGATTCGATGGCACTTCTTCACATCATGAAAGGCATGGGCATCTCTATGCCTGTGATCTTCTTTCGTGAACCATGGGAACCAAGGAAGTATGTCTTCGCTGATGAGATCATTAAGCGATGGAATTTGTTAGCTTACAATTGGCATCCTCAAGAGTCTTCTTACCAGCAGACAGGTGATGAGTTTGAAGTGCAGAACGTGTATCAGATCAACTCAAACATTCTAACGTGTCCTACTGGCATTGTGGAGCCTATTCAAGGCTGCTCGTTTACCTGCTCACTAGACATCATTAAACGACCAAAGCAGTTGATGCTGGAGGCTCCTGCATTTGATGCATTGTGGATAGGTCACAAGGGCTGTGATACAGACACAATCGTCGGTGGTGACGTTGGAACTCGTATTGACTCAAGGGTTATGTGGAATCAAGCAACTGCTATGTTTCCTCTTCGAGACTGGACTCATGATGACGTGTGGGAATACATCGAACGCTATGACGTTCCATATGATTCCTACCGTTACGAAAAAGCGAATGGCAAGTGGAGAGAGAAGGCAGAGAAGGCGCATAACGTTGACTACGTTCACGCTTGCACTCGTTGCGTTGATCGTAGGGTTAACGCTCCTAAGTTTGTGCATTGTCCTAAGCTGGACATGACAATCGAAAACATTTCAGGACAGGTGCCTTGGGCATCACAGGAAAAAGCAACTTACATGAAAGACTAAATACTATGAATCAAGGTGGATACTTCGGAGCTTACAGACAAGGATTTAAGACGCTTCCAGATGATGCGTATAACATGATGACTGCACCAACCAAGCAAAATGCCCAAACTATTGGCATGGTTGCGAGTGGTCTAGGTGGCATTGCTCAAAAATACATGGCTCAAAAAGCTGCTGATAAAGCTTTCGAGCAAGGCTCTGCTGCTCAATACCAAGGTTTACAGTCCACATCACAAGCGACTGGCGTTCCTATGAATCCAGTATTGGCTGATCAATACATGAACATGGGTCAGATGAGTCCAGAACAGCAAGCGGTGTTCCAGAACTCTCTAGGTCAAGAGGCTCAACGTATGCAAATGCTTTATGGCATCAACCAAGCACAAGCTAGGGCTGCACAGGCTCAAGGACAGATGCAAAGAGGTGTTTATAGTCAAGGACTCAATCAAGCGATTGGATCATATGATGAGCCACCATTGCCTCTAAATGGACAAGTTGAACTGCCTGCTGGTAATAATTTGCTGCCTTCAATTCAATCTCAACCATCCGTTCCTGTTTATGGTGGTGCATTTGACAACTTTGGCAGCATGATGCCTAGAGTTGGCACAATACGCGCAAACAGAGGTTTCTAACACATCACAACGACTGCCATGGCTGAACCATCACAACAACCAAGACTCGATATGTATGCTCAAGACTTGCTTCGGCAGTCTTATCAAGCAATGCCCATCTCTCAGGATATCTTGAGTCAATACGGACAAGGGATGGCTCAACAAGTTCAACCGCCTATTGTTGAGAACTACGCCCCACAGCAGACTCAAATGCCTCAACAACAGTTCGTTCAACAGGCTCCACAGCAACAAATGATGCAGCCTGATCCTCGTCGGATTGCTTACAACAAGCTGATTCAAGACAGGTTTAATCAAATTGCCAACAAGTTTGGTGGAGTTCAACACTTGGCTGAAAATGGAGCACTTGAAACGGCTCAAAGGAAAGCAGTTAAAGATGTTGAGATGTATTATGGTGCACCTCCAGAGATCCAACAACCGATGTCTGAGAAAGAACGTGTTGAGCTAGAACAAGCTAAATTGCAGGAAAGGAAGGCACGATTTGATTTGCAGCAGGCTCAAAAGCAGGCAGCAAACCCTGAGAAGAAGCCATCTGAAGTAATGTCAAAAGTGATGACCAAAGCGTCAGATTACCTTGTGACAATTGATCCAATGCTTGGACAACTTGAGGAAGCGTTAGTTCAGTTAGAAAATCCAGATACTGACATTAACAGTAGGCTTTCAAATGCCAGAACACTAGGCAAGTTAATCAACTCCCTACAGGTTGGTAGTCCTGATGCTGTGGGTGCTGATGAAGCAAAGATGTTGATGTCTGAGTTGAATGAAAGAGTGTTTAACCCATCAGGAATCTTCACAAGTGAGCAAGTCTTTGGGACTAATCTCCCTCAATTTGTTAACAAGATGAAGAGCATTAGAGATCGCGTTTCTGGAGAGTATAACAAAAACCTCGACAGGCTTGCCAAGTTTGATCCATTGATGTCAACTTACTATCAACCGAGAGAGATCACATCTCCAACTACTCAACCAACAGGAAAACCAGTAGCGACTGCAACAACTACCATGGTGTATAATAAAGACACAAAAAGATACGAACCTAAACAGTAATATGCCCAAACAAGTCTTCATTGAGTCTCGCAATCAAACCCTTGAGTTTCCTGATGAAGCTACTCAGGAACAAATCAATGATTCTGTCACAGCTATGTTTCCGCCTAATGGTAAGGACATGGCAGACTACGTTGAGAGGGTGAAGAATGCTGTCATTGAAGGTGGGGAATTGGTTAATCCATTCATTCCAAATGCACCTGGGTCTTTATCAAGAGATGAGTATATCCTATTTAATCAGAATCAAGCAGACAAGAAGATTTCATTTGGTGAAGGTCTTGGAATTGCTAAGGATACTTTTAGTCGCATTACTGATGAAGTTGGAACTGGAATTGGAGCAACTGCTTATAAACTCTCTCAAGGTGAAGTTGCCAACGTAGCTGAATCAGCAGGTGCTGGAATGGTCGCTGGGACTATTGGACTAGTTGATATTGCAGGAAAGATCCTAAATCCCGTAAAACGTCTTCCAAGCAAAGAAGAATTTGTTGGAAAGCGGACGACTCGACTTGTGGACAATCCAAACTTTCCGAATGCTTACCCGATGGAAGTTGAGGATGTTACAACCGAAGAGGATTATAATAGGCTTGTAGATGCACAGATGCAGAGTGACGCTGATGCCGTAAACAACCTCTATGCAATGGAGTTGACCATGCGTGGTGCACCCATTGAAGAAGTCTCCAGAGGCTTCCAATATGTTGATCCGACCTTATTAGCTGGAGCTGCTTCTACCGCACTTAAGACAGGTGCAAGTCTATTCTCTAAGATGGGTGCTAAAGCTGCACTTGGAACTGCTGGAACTGTTGGAGCATCGACCGCTCCTAGTGCCATCACACAAGCAGGACTTAGAGCCATCGAAGGCACTGCTGGAGCCGTTCAAGGCGTTGCTTCACTACCTAGCAGAGCACTGCAAGGAGTTGGTCGCATTGCTGAGTCTGTAGCTCCAGGCTCTGGAGTTGGTGCACAAGCTACGGCATTGACAGCATCTGCCATGGGTGACTTAGGTCTAACCGCTGGCGTTGTTGGTGGTGCTAAAGCAACTGAAAAGGTCGCTGAAGTGGTTGGTGCTGCTGCTCGTATTGCACAACAAGAAGCCTCAAGACTTGGTGGTCTAGAGCGTGTCGCACTTGATGAAAGTGTATCACAAGCAGGCCGTAAGCTAGCGGCTGGATTAGCACAGTTCCAGCCATTGGGGCGTGCTGTCATGGACGTTACCAAAGGTGCTGCAAAAGGTGCTGCTGCTGGCTCTGTTGTCGGTGGTGC